AATCTTAATTCGTATCTGGACTCTATAGTCATCGTCCGACAAACCACCCCTAGCAAGACCTACTATATCCCCTATACCATCTAACTGGACACCCTCTGCATTGTCTAGGTTTCTTTTGAATTGTAAATCATTAAGCATGTCCTTTATATCATCAAACGGGGTTATCAAAGCGCAAAGATATTTTTTAAAATCATCTTTCTGATCAAATTGTTCGATTAATCTTGTTACAGCCCTATTGCAAAATTCTGATTCATCGGTTCCAAAACTCCACTCTCCCCAAAATCCTGCATTATCATTTGTTTGTTGGTATGCATAATTAATCCAAGCTTGACTCTTGACATCTGTAAAAACAAAAACCTGTTGGATCTGCCCATCAAAAGGAAAGTTTAAGGTGGCATACTTAGAACCGCCAATAGTTAAATTAGAAATAATAGGTTCAAATGAGCTTGTAACTTTAGACCCTCCCAAAACGCTATTTGAAAAAATCTCTATGTTTGTTTCATCTACAAAAACACTCACACTGTGATTCCATGTACTTCCAGTTAAAACAAGGTTACTGAGTACAGAAGCACCCCCCACAGAACCAATAAAAGTCGCAAACTTATTATTAGATTCTACGAACGTTTCAAAAAAACTTGCTCCAGCTCCCCCATCGGTTAAGCTTATTATAGTTTCATCTGTAGAATAGTTTGAATTACTCCAAGCCATCATTGTCAAAGGTTGATCCTTATCTGTAATAACTGTACTGACATATTGAGTTGTTCCATTGTAATCTGTGGCACTTCCAATTTTTCCAGCGACCCCACCACTCACAACACCCCCGAATTCTGTTAACGTAAATCCATTGCTAGACCTATCATCATTACCACCATTGGGAGAAAACATCAAAACATTTGCAGGGTCATAGCATTCATCAGAACCAAAAGGATCTGTTTTAGCCAATGGCAGTGTTGAAGTTGTAGGGGGATATATTCTTAAAATTTCATCAACATCAATTAATAATTGTCCTGTCCAATTTATACACACAAATCCGGTTTGAGCACCTTGATTAAATTCAATCCAATCTGTGGGAAGTTCTACCTCTCCAGAATCCTTTGCAGCTCTACCCCTTGGACCTTCTGTAGTATTTACCGTATCCCACCAGGCCTGTTTCATATTAGATAAATCAACATAGAGAAGATTATTATATAATATCTCCTCTCCTTTGGGGACAATAATACTAGCAAAGTCTGTTTCTGGTAAAGCCATTTATACCACCGTCACTGTTATTCGTGATTCTAAAAATCTAGCAATTGCATTTCCATTAATAGCTATATTCACTTGAGCAGTCCCACCAAATATAACGTCATCAGTTACAGAATATAAAGATTCTCTAGATCTAAATCTTACATCATTAACAGCAGATACCGAATCGGGAATTGTATTGCCTGGGTTAATTGAAACAATCATTCCTGTCACAACCCCGTCTGTTTCCATGTTTCCAGGGGTACAAGTATACTCTCCTGGGCTTGGTTCATCGCTAATCGTTTGAGCTGAAAATGTGGTTGCAACATTATCACTTGGGTTTTCTGTTACACCAAATTTAAATGAACTAATATTCTCCACCCCTGCCACTTGGTAGATAGAATCAAAAAATCTTTGTATAATACAATCCTGTCCAGCCCCTAAAGAATTTCCAAAAGTCGTGATACTTTCCTGAATTTGAACAATACCAGTTGCAGGGAAAATTTCTTCATCGAACAATGAAATTTCTATCTCAGCCCAGATATATTTGTCTTCAGGCCTGGAGAATCTAATTATATGTGGGTTCCCCTGGGAATCTATAACTGTATTAACAATATCCCCTTGTGTCTCAATACCTGCCCCACCTATTTCAAATATTTTAGCAGCAATCAAAAGCTCTGTAGCTGTATCTCCTAAAGGATAAGTTACAATAGCCTCCAATGAATGTGGTGTCCTTCCATCTACATCAATTGAATCGGTTCTATTATCAATTACTGTACAGGCTGTTACATTTGGAATGTCATTGACTAACCTAGCTTCAATTGAAGGTACTGTTCCAGCACCCACCACAGCCAAAGAAGCATTTCGCCTTACTCTAAATTCATCATCTGTTTCGGCATCTAATCCAGGTACACCCAATATTATATTATCAACTCCCGTCAATCCTGCCAATGAAGTAATCAGATTTACAATTGAATTAATGGGCATTTCTAGAGGTCCATTATTCAAAGATTCAGCAATAACAGGGGACCAAATTTCATCTAAATCTAAACCTGTTGATATAAAATCAATAGCCATCGTATTAGATTTATCTACTAACTCGATTGTAAGCGTTAAATCAGTAGTATTAACAGACGATGTATAATCTGACAAAATATTTATTTGGTTTGAAAGATCATTTAAAATGTGAAGTTCTACGATAAGATTACTAGTCACAACATCAAACCCTGCAATGACACTTAACTGGAATGAATGGGGAGCATCTAATTCATTATTAACACTCAGAACAAACCTAGAAGCAACATCGTCAGTGATGGTCACAGCAACAGTAGTTTGAAAAATTTCATTAGTATTAACTTGTGAAACTTGAGTTCCTATAGGTACAACTGTACCCTCATCACCTTGTAAAATTATTTGACCCACTGAAGGGGTTGCTGATAATCGAGTAAGATTATTTATCTCTGCGACATTATCTAATGCGACACCGATTGCGCTAGAAGGATAAGAAGATTGATAAACCAATTCGCTTTGTTCCCAAAGATCACTTGCTATCTCTGAAATTATCCCGTCATATTGCCCAAATACACTATCGGGTCCAGTATTAGCTACCCCGAAAACATTAACGACCTCAGCATTTAAATCTTCTAAAATCTGGTCTAATGTTTTTCTTTCAAATCCTGCACTAGTTAAACCTGCCATTTAAACCCCAAATGATGTAGAAAGTAAATCGGATTGCCCATAAATACTTCTAACTTTAAAACTGATTGTATATGTTCTTGCTACTTTGTCATAATCAGAATTGTATTCTAATATTTCTGTAATGTCCTCAGTATCGATTATTTCCGCTTTTATAATATTATCAATGTCTGGTAAATTAGGATTCTTAACTAAGATACTTTCATAAAATGGAAGTCCTTGTGTAGTATCTAAAAACCATTCTCCTAGAAAAAATCTAAGTCTAATTTTTAAATTTTGTACCATTTGTTCCGAACCACTCACCAATACTAAATCATTATCGACAATAGCAAGGTCGCCTGTTAATGGATCTAATCCTAAATCAACACTCATGATATTAACCCCGTTCCATTATTGTTTTGGTCTAAACTTTTGGTGGCTGTGTTTGAAATCATAGTTGTAAGAATAGCGGCCCCTCCATCGTTGGGAACTGGTACGGGTGGAACTGGGGTATCAATAACTCCTGTCGCACTTACTGTTAATCCATTAATTTCCATATTAGCTATAATATAGTCAACAACTGAAGTATAAGTGATAGTCATATCATCTTTTAATTTTGTAATATCTGAGGCACTAAGTCCATCTAATTTTCCAGCAGAAACTAAATCATCTACGATTTTATTCGCCAATCCTGATCCACTCATTGCCATTAGACTAATATTTCCTTTAACTTAGTTTGAATAACACCCATTGCAGCTAATGAGGTCGGGTCAAAAGGTTGCAATCCAATTCCAGTAATCACTAGTGAACTTTGAATCTGAGTCATCCATTCATCTATTATCCCTACTAAATCTAAATTATTCTTTCCCTTGATGCTTATCTTTCCTGCTTTAGTAATGGTTATTTTAAATCCATTATGGGTAATCTCTAAATCAGTATTATTTGAGGCAGTACTTTTTTGCTTAACTCCAAATAATCCAGGTATAGCCACGGCATCCGATAAATCAAATCTTCTCTTGTCTCCTGGTTGAGATAATTTATTAGTTCCTTTCCATAATTCTAAAGACCTTTCCGAAAAGCATAATAAAACTCCATCCCCTTCCTCTAAGGGAAAAGTCAAACCTGACCTTGAAGTCCTCGGAAAAATCACAGGGACATTGGATAAGATGTCTAAAGTCAAAACCTCACCATCAATATACACCTTCTGAATCATTGGCTTTACGGTGGCTGTATTGGTCTTATAATCAAACGTACTTATCTGTCCAGGTATACAGGTATGAAAATCTTCTGTCATTGACAAGAAAGTCGTTTCTATAGCTTCAGATAATAAATTTTTAGCGGTCATTGATCATGCACCTCTATAGTAGAAATCCATTCTGGTCCATGGGTATCACCTCTATGAA